CTTACCATCATCTTCTCCATACTTTTTAATTAATTCATCTCTTAATGAATCAATCTTAGTTCTTTCGGTTTTAAGTGTTGTTGAAAAATCACTTAATTCATATTTCAAAATGATAGATAAGTTTTGCTTTGTGAATCCCTCATAGATCTGATCACCAGATTGTGGATCAACATAACCATTTATTTCACTTTCTAATTGTAGAACGTCTCCTAATTTTAATGTAATTTTTTCCATATAATTTAAATTCTTTATTAATATATATTTCTTTATTGAAAAAGTAAAGATTATAAAATGGTTAAAAGAGCATAAGTCATCATAAGAGATATCCAAATAATTAATGCTTTAAGATATGTCATAAACCCGGTATGGAAATATCTTTGACCTATTGGTAAACACTTATGTGATGGGGAAATCAAATATGCTGAATACTCAAGTGTAAAGAATAAAACAAAATATTCCATACCAAATACACTTGTTAGTAAACTAACAATACTTGCATACTTTGCTGACGACCCCAACATAAATGACGAAAGAAATGATATGACAGAAACTACTAATATGTACTCTGGCTTATTGTACTGTTTGATATAGGATTCTATCACACTATAATAAGATCCAACCAGATTACCTAAAACAATTACTAATCCAACGATCCATATTAGTTCCCAATCAATGTAACCAAATAATTTATTCCAGCTTTTAGAATAATATACCAACCATAATGTGAAACCAGTAAAAAAACCAAAGTAATAATCAGTAAGAAAGACACACATTAATATGGTTGCTAAAAATGGTACAACCACCATTGTAATGTTTTTAATATTGATTGGTTCATCTTTAACTTCAATGTCTATCTCATCATCTTGTAGTGATAAAATATAATATGTAACATACAACACCGAAATTAAAAGTAACGGCCAGATATATGACATGAACTGCATATAAGTTAACCCTAATACCGCCATTGGTATGATAACAGTCTTCTCCAGTGGGGACCACAGATAATAATGATGTGTTGCTAGGTAATCAATAATACCAAATTTCTTACGCTTCTTATTATCAACTGGTGCGATGCTGTTTAACATAGATGCTGATAATGCAACTCGACCAGGAATGGGCAGTATGCCACCAAACAATGATACCAAAAATACTACCATTCTTTTAGACTTAACTTTTTGTTCAAGTAGTCTGAAGATGTCCATAAGGTATCCTCTTTCTTTGAGGATACCAGTTACGAACATAATAAATATTAAATAGACAAGGAACTCTTGCCCTTTGATTAAAATCTCCATGCAAATATAATTGTGCTTCGTGATAAATGTGATGCGTCTGTTAAGCCGTGCATATGCTCAACGCTTAGATATGCTCTGTTGTTAAAACGATATTGTAAAAGAGGACCGAAATAAACTTCGGTAGATCCCCCACCATAATCGTTATAACGAAGCATATGTGATGCACCTAACGTTAGGTTGTTGTTAATTATCTCAGCAAACGATGCTGTGTATGCGTATTCTGGTTCTCTTTCTTCTTTTGTTCCACCTAAATTACCTTCATAAATAGCGTTGAAACCCCAGATACCTCGTTCGCCAAATCGATCGCCCAATAATAATTTAGGTTCAATTCCCCAACGACCATCTAACATTTTAGTTTCCCAATATAATGTTGGATTACCCCAGATCTTACCCCAATCGGCAAGAGCATATCGGAACTCCCATGAGAAACCTCTCCACTTAAATTCCTTATCACCATTATAACCGTCATAAACAGTGTGGGAATATAAATCTAACTGAAGTCTTTTACCCAAACCAAATGTAAATTCATCTCTCATTCTGATTTGAGTAGCACCATCTCTTCTGTTTCTAATATCAAACCACTTCTCGTACATTGCAGTACCTGGAGGATTCATTACATAAACTCTAGTGGATGGAAACATTCGTATTGTTGTCCAAAGTGGTTGCCCATATGGACCAACCTTAGTCATTAATGGGACTTTCTTTGCTGTAACAACAATTTCTTGTAATTGATTAGGGACTGAGTCCGTTTGAACTTTTGAGGTTTGTTCTGAACCTTTCTGAATTGCACTACTACTATATTGACCATATGACAACGTTGTAGTAAACAATAATGCTAACATTAGCGATAGCATTGTGATTGTTTTTCTCATTTGTTTTTTTGTTTAAGAAAAGTTTATTATTAACTCAAATATAAACAAAAATGATCAAATTATAAAATGTTTCTCAGGATAATAGTTAAAGAAATAACGATCCAAATTGTGTTAAATACTATTAACGTTGGTAAAGATTTTCTCATGCTGGCCCATATCAATAGTGATGATGTTGTTAGTGTTAAAAAATGTAACCACCATATCTCTTTCCCGAAAACTAAACCAGGAATTATAACTGCGGCTTTAGCCATCCAAGCGGCAAATTCTATTCTATTATAATCCGTCCAATACTCTTTATCAGAATACATTAAGAGTTTATGAAAGATTTTTTTATAACCAATAACACCAAAAAGTATTATTATAAATGATATGTAAACTAATAAATTTATTAACATTATTTCTCAATTAAAAATATACCTAAACCATTCCAAAAGTCTTTAGAATCTTCTCCAGATGTGAATAATTGTCTAGCGTGTTTTATAAACAAATTGTTGTCCTCAACAAATTTTTCAAACGCTCCACTATCCCAATTCCAATCATCCATAATAATAATTGTTTCATCTGAAAAAATGGGCAACATGTTTGTCAATGCAACATACTGATCATGGTATTTTGTTTCACCATCATAAAAAATAATATCCACATTTGATAACGATTTGAAATCAAATGTGTGATAATCTGTTTTATATACTGAGATTTTTTTAACGTCACCAAATTTTTTAACATTATGTAAAAAATCTTCTTGTGGCAAAATTTCAATATTGTGTTTATAATAGTTACCTAATTTTTGACTCACCCCTTTAGGTGTTAGATTAGGTGACATAAAATTATCTATAGCGATTGAATAAATGTCATTACCATAAATTGCAGAACAGAATGTGGCCCCTCTAAAAACACCAACTTCAAGATATGTGGCATTATCAATATTGCAAATGTTATTGAGAAAAGATCTCACCTTGTTGCTGGTGATTCCATGTATATCTAAAATATCTTGAGTCAATTTAGATACTTCTAGTTCACCCCATTCAATCGAATCGTCGATATGTTTAACTAAGTCCATATGATTTCTTTTTATGGTCTGCAACAATATCACAATAGTTACAATCCCAACATTGGAATTTACATTTCTTTATTTTATTTCTCCAACCCTTCAGTTCTTCATGAGGAATACCATCAAGATATATGTGTGATGTCTCTGATAGAACCTCTTTGCCCTGAACATATGAATCAACAATCTCCATGGTTTCTTTTAAACGATTAAAACTATCTCTACCATGCATTTTGAATACATCAATATAATTCAAGAACTCATCAAACTCTTCTTTAAACGGTGGAATTGTTCCGGTCTTAAAAAAGAATGCATTGATGTCTTTTTCCCATTTATGCTCACAAGTTACTTTAGATATCTCATGATGAAAATATGGCAACTCGTTGTTTGTTCTTAAGTTATTGTATGTGTAATGTTCATCCATTACTGGGCATCTTCCTAAGCAACCTTCGTTCACAAGTAAAGATATTTTTACATATCTACCTTTATCTTCTTGATATTTTAATTGTGCTCTCTTGATGTTTTTTAATTCTTCAACATCTCTCATTAAAATTCTATCGAGATTAATATAATCAAAACCTTGATCAGCATTATACCAAAAGTCTTGTCCCGTTGCAACTTTTCTTAGTATGGTATTTTTAATTTCCATCTCAGGAAAATGTTTCTTTAAACCCATCGCAACCCAGTGACCATGTGGTATTGTAATGCACCTCAATCCCTTTTCATATAATGGTTTTAGATTATCAACAAACAATTTATAATTCTGGAAATTTGGTGAGATGTTAACATTGTTAAATGTTGCACTTATTTTAATACCCAAAGCTTTTTGGATTATCATTGCATTTTCAAATACAATATCTCTATCCTCTTCTTTGAATACAGCACCCATCGCATCCTGCGTGAATGGTGGGATTCTACATGTGAAATAAATGTCATAGATCCATTCTTTATTTCTTTCTAAGAATGGATAAAACTCATTCATAAACATATCCTCCGTTAACATTGGATTAAACGGTATTGAAAATATTTTCTTTGTCATTTGCTACCTTCCATACAACCGCCACATATCCCATTACATTCTGTTTTATAAAAAACACAATCTAAACAATCCTGTGGGATTGAATAATTTTTATGATTATCGATATAGAGTTTATCAAACTCTTCCCTCAGACCTAATATACTATTTTCCCCCGATATTTCCAAAACATTTTTGATTTTTACTTTATCTTCTAATGGGTAACAATGAATGGAACTGCCGTCCGGGAAAATATCCAATGGCATAAACCCACATATTGTTTCATACTCAGGAATTTTAAAGGTGGCAAAGTTTAATGAGTTCTCTAATACAGCTTTTTTTGTTTTCCCCTCCCATAAACATGGAGGTACCTGACAATCTGATGTGATCTTTATTTGATTATATAAACCAAATTTAAGTATTTTGGTCATCTCTTCCCCCATCTCTTTATTATTGATGAGATAAGTTCCTGTCAAATCCAATCCAAGTCTTATTGCATTTATTTTACCATCTAGTTCATGGTACATCCACTTGACATATTCGTAGAAATTTCTACTCTTCCAATCGCTTGACATGGTTAATGCCAAGTAAAGTCTTGGGTGATTTTCAAATCCCCATGTGTTTGCATATGCTTTATAAATTTCTAGATAGTTTTTTTTAAATAAAACCATTCTATTTTTTTCATTAAGTTCTGCGGCATTTGGGAAAGCCCACCTAATATTTTTAATGTTTTCTATTATATAATCTCTCGTGGTTTTACTAAATAAAAAATTACTAACAAGGTTTACTTTAAACCCTCTAGCAAATATGTGATCTAATATCCCAATAAAATTTGAATGCTGTGTTGGTTCTCCACCAAGTATGGTTATTTCCTCATTAGAATTATTTAGACGATAATGGTCGATAATTTTATCGACCATTTCTATATCCATTTCACCTAATGTGTGTTTTAATCTTGCGTCTTCTTTAGTAAAACAAAATGAACAACCTTTAGCACAAGTTCCATTTATCGCTAAATTCATTAACTATAATTTAAAAGTCCATTCTCAATGTAAGAGGAGTTGTTTCAATATTCTCATCTTCTCTTTGTTGTTTGCTCATTGCAACACCAAATTTCTCGTGCTTAAGTCTATGACAATCGGCGATAGTTTCACACGCTTTAATTCTTTCTTCTAATAGTTGTTGTTCTAATAATAGATTCGCCAGTTTTGTATTGTAAGCTGTAACATTGTTAATTATTTTTTGAACAAATGTTGCTTTATCAATATTTCTGCCAGCAGATAAAATATCAATGATTGGTGTTTGATAATCTTCATCTGCAATCCAACCAAAGGCTTCTCTTTTCTGTTCTTCCCATGTGTCTTTTTCTAACAAAGAAGCATCAAGCATAAGTTCTTTATATCTTTCCGAGAATCTATCAGCAACTACTTTTTTCATTACTGCTTTGTTGAATGCAACACTAGCTGCTTTGTCTTCATCTGTTAAATAATGTTTAACTTTTTCCGCTTCAGTCTCGCCGGATTCTGCTAGCTGTGGAATTTCATCCATGATATGCGAATTTGTTCTAACACTAATATATTCTTTATATATGTCAGCAAACACAAATCCTCTAGCAACTTCTTCTGGTATAACGATTGCTCCAAGTTTGTTTAATTCAACTCTCATATCGTTGTACTCGTCAGCTATTCTGCCATAATTATAATTTAAGTACATTCCGACTACATGTATGTAACCTGGAACATTTCCTTGAACTTTAAAAAGTATATGTGTCATTATAATAATTTTTCTGTTTCTATTTTATTTGGTTCTGTTAATTTCAATTGATTCTTTAATGATTCCTCAATTGAGAAATTATTTGTTGTGGCTTCAGCCATTAATTGATTAATGTTTTTATCAATTGAAATTGTGTACGCTGAAGCTAATGTTAATACTTGTTTTTGTTGTTCTGGATTCATCATAAGGATTGAATCCAAATTACCAGTTCCAATTCTACCATATGAAATCATATCTAACATGGCTTGTTTTGCCATACGAACTGTCCAGTATTCGTGTTCGTATTTTTCTTCCAATTCTGGATTACCAAAAACATCAATTAATCTTGTACCATCAGGTAAAATAGCGTCTTCTGTTTCTAAAAATTCTTTAATTAAATCAATAAACCCCTGTCTTTCTCTATACGCGTCTCTAAGATTTCTCTTAAATTTTCTTAGATCTACGTGTTTATCTGCAATGGTTAGATCAACCATTTCTTTTCTTTTAGGGTCTGCAATAAATTCTTTACTTTCTTCATCCATTTGAATTTCAAGTTCTGCTTTTCTAACCGTGTATTCAAGATGTTCTACCGCGTCTTCTCTACCTCTTAACTCTAATAACCATTGTTTTAATTTCGCATATGGTGTTATTTGTGCACCACCAACGAAATTGTACGCTTTGTATTTTGGTAGAGCAAAAGACATGTTTTCAGATATTTGCATTAATTTTTCATCAAAAGGATTATTGATGAAGTTAGATCTGTCATATTTGTAACCTTGTTCCATATTTGTTTTTTTATTTAATATACTCAATTTTTTTCATAATGTCAACTATTATCTCCATCCACAATGCCCAGATGAGGTTCCATTGTTAACCCTAGGTGCTAATCCAGTAACAGCGTTTGAACCAGTATCTGTTGCATAAACAAATTGCCAACTACTGTTATTTTGACCAGTACCATCATAATTTCCTAACATATATTGCCAATCTTGTCCCATTGCAAAGTTTTCCTCACCACAATTTGGGTGTGGTTTTGCTACGTTGCCAATGTTTGTATCTGTGGCGTTACTCCATCTTCTTAAATTGTAGCCACCATTATAGGAACCTTCGTTACCACAGTAACCTTTTCCCACTTTAGAGCTGATTCCCTTTTGCTGAGCGTGTGCTGACCAGTGAGTAGAGGAGCTTGGTGTTTCATTTGAAAAGTTAAATTTAATACCAGCGCTTGATGTCCAAGCATAACCAAAACTTTCATCAAAAAACGCGCCGCCTCCGTCAGAACCATTAATAGATGTTACTCCAAATCCACTTACATAACTTTCATTTGATAAATTAAATTTTTCGATTGAAGTAGAACCACCTGAAATTAAATAAGCAAACTCAGTTTCTTTTTGCATGGTGGCGACGTCACTTCTAGCTGTTCCAGTATTAAACTTTGTTTGATGTGCATAGTTTGTATCGTTAAACATATTAATGGCTGATGTTCTAGTTCCATGAATAGTATCTGGACCTTTCCAAGCTCCGTCGTCGTTTACTGACCAAATAAATAATATTTTTTTATTACACGCTCCAGATGTGTAGGATACCGGGTAATCCAATAATTCCCCAATGTGTGTTGTTTGACTTGTTGAGTTTGTTGTTTTATGTACGTTTCTCCATGGTGAAGCGTCTTTATAACCTCCGGCCAAATACGTATATGCTAAGATTTGTCTATACTTAAATGCTATTGGTACAGGTTCTTGCGCCGCAATTCTTTCCCATCCATTATCAATATTTGATACACCGGTATATAACATTAAAAAGCTACCGCTTGTGGATTCTTCTAAGTATAATGATCCCGATAATGGTGACCCCGGTCTATTTGCTCTAGTTCCTTTAGGTGGTCTATTAATAACTCTATCTGATGTTAAACTACCACTAACTTCTAAATTCTCGTATATCATAATTTAATTATTTTTATGCTCTCCAACCACAATGTCCGGATGATGTCCCCGCATTTACGCCAGGGGCTAGACCGCTTACGCTGGTCGTCCCGGTGTCCGTTGAGTAATAAAATTTCCAACTTGTATTATTTTGAGCACCATCATAATTACCCAACATATATTGGTGATCTTGTCCCATTGTAAAATTTTCTTCGCCGCAGTTTGGATGTGGTTTTGCTACGTTACCGAGATTGGTGTCGTTCGCGTTGCTCCATCGTCTAAGATTGTAACCGCCGCTATAAGACCCCTCATTTCCGGCGTAACCTTTTCCAACTTTAGAACTTATTCCCTTCTGTTGTGAATGTGCCCCCCACATTCCAGATGATGTAAATGTTTCTGTGGCAAAACTCATTTTAATTCCTTCACTAGATGTCCAACCGTATCCAAAATTTTCATCAGAAAATGCTGAACCACCATCACCACCATTTATTGTTGATAAATTAAAACCAGTTGCAATTGTCTCTGTACTTAGGTCAAATTTTTCAACAGTGGAGCTACCGCCTGTAAATAGATATGCAATTTCAGTTTCTTTATGCATAGTTCCAACATCGCTTCTAGCTGTTGTTATGTTAAACTTAGAATTATGTGCATACTTGGTATCGTTTGCCATATTAATTGCAGATGTTCTCACACCATTAACATCAGATGGTCCCTTAAAAGCATTGTCTTCATTGACAGACCAAACAAAAAAAATGTATTTACTACAAGCTCCAGATGTATACGACGCAGGAAAATCTAATAACTCACCAATGTGTGTTGTCTGATCGGTCGCATTAATTGTTTTGTGGACATTTTTCCAAGGAGAAGAGTTTTTATAACCTCCAGCAAGGAAAGATGTACTAATTATCTGTCTGAATTTAAAACTAACATTGGCATTTACTTGGGATGATACTCTAACCCAACCACTATCGTTATTACTTACACCAACATAAACCATTAAAAAGCTACCACTAGCAGCTTGTTCTAAATATAAAGAACCCGTTTGTGGACTACCTGGTCTATTGGCTCTTGTTCCTATTGGTGGTTTTGTTACCCCTTGTCCTTTTAAAGACCCACTTATTTCTATATTTTCGTGTAGCATATCTTATAAATACAATTTTTATGTTCTCCAACCACAATGCCCAGATGATGTTCCCCCATTAACTCCCGGAGCTAAACCAGATGGATTAACAGTTCCGGTGTCTGTTGAATAAATAAATTTCCAACTTGTGTTATTTTGTAAACCATCATAATTTCCTAGCATATACTGATGGTCTTGTCCCATGGTAAAATTTTCTTCTCCACAATTCCCATGTGGTTTTGCTACATTACCTAAGTTTGTTTCAGTAAACACGTTCCATCTTCTTAAATTATAACCACCGTTATATGTTCCCTCGTTACCCGCATACCCTTTACCAACTTTAGAGCTAATACCTTTTTGTTGACCACTAGCCCCCCATTGTTGATTATTTGTAAATGTATCATTGGCAAAAAATAATTTATTTCCACTCTCCGATCCATAACCATAACCATAATTTTCATCAGAGAAACCAGAACAACCTAATGAACTGGTAATTGATGTGGTTGTTGTAATATATGGTGCACCTGCTTGGTAGTATACACTATACATTGTTTCATTTGTTAAATTGAATTTCTCCACGGTCGCAACACCACCACCAAAAACCCAAGCGAACTCTGTTTCTTGAAACAATGTTCCTAAGTCGTCTCTAGCATTTGCTAAATCCCATTTTGATTGATGGGCATATGCTGTTTCATTAACCATGTGAACACCTGTTGTCCATGTGGAATGTATTTGTGTCGCTGATTTCCATACACCATCCGTGTTTGTTGACCAAACAAATAATATAGATTTACTACATGCACCTGATGTATAAGATGCTGGATAATCCATCAATTCACCTAAGTGAACAGTTTGATCAGTGGCATTAGTTGTTCTGTGAACATTTTTCCAGGGAGACGAATCTTTATAACCACCCGCCAAGTATGAATAATTAATAACTTGTCTATATTTGAAACCAGTTCTATCTGTATCTTGCGAACCAACCGGTTCCCATCCATCATCATAATTTGAAGATGCGGTATATGTTAAAACAAAACTACCACTAGACGATTCTTCTAAATATAATGAACCAATATCTGGCCCAGAAGGTCTATTTGCTCTAGGCCCTCTAGGTATAATATATTGCCCACTTACATTTAATGATCCACTTACTTCTACGTTTTCTCTTAACATAATCTAATATAATGATTTTATCCTGTAACTACAAGTCTTCCTGATCTAGAAGAAGCAAAAGTTACTATTACTTGTGTTGATGATATTCTTATATTAGAAGGGAAGAACATATCTCCATTGGTATCGAATACTTGTGCCGTTACGTTTGCTGTACCTAAGTTATGAGTAAATGTTAAACTCGTAACACTTGAGAATGTTGTTGCACTACTTAACGCAACTCTCTTCCAACCGGCCCAAGTACCATTATTCTTACCTCTAACATACATGATACCGGTTCTATAATCACCATATATTTGATGTTGCCAACTTGAACTATATATTTGTGAGTACAAAGCACCGTCTGTTGAGTTCCCTGTTAGGTTTGTGCTACTACCATCAACATCTGTAACATATGTTAAACCGTTTGAATCTAATGTATTAGCCGCCACACCACTTGTGTTTGTGTTTCTAAAACCAATACTATCGATTTGGTCAGCAGTTGTTGCACTGGCAACTGTTCCACTTATTTTAGACCCAGCCAAAGATGTAATCCAAGATGGATCAGAATATGAACCATTTGTATAAACACCGTTTGTTACTGTTGAGGCATTGCCAGCACTATCCGCATAACCAGCATATATTTTTCTCCAGGAACTAAATGAATTATTTTCATTGTATCTCACTGAAAAATATGGGGTAGAACTATTTCTATCAACAGCAAACATTGCGCCATATGATCCAGCACCTGTTGCTGGGTAATCATTTCCAAGACCAATATACCAAGAATAATATTGTGATGCTCCAGTGCCTGGTCCATTCGTAGATCCTTGTACAAATCTAAAACCAAACCCATACGATGGGGTACTAGCATCAAAAGACGATCTAGTGGTGTGAGCATCACCCATATTATTAAAAAACTGTATTGCAGTTAAGTTAGAAACTGTTGCTGCGTTACCATCAATTGAAACACCCGTTAGTGTTTGAGAAGCACTTGCTCTGCCTAATGATATTGATGTTGTACCAATGTTAAATGAAGAATTAGCTAAATAAGCATTTCCAATTGCACTACCATTCCAAGTACCACTAGTAATTGTACCAACGGTTGCTAAGTTAGCTAACGACGTTAAACTCGTATTTGAACTTGCAGTAATATTAGCTGCGGTTCCAGTTGTATTCTGATTGAATGTTGGTACTGATGCTGTTACTGTTGTGCTATCAGCTAAAGTAATTGTTACTGTTGAACTAGTAAAACCTAATGTTGAAATTCTCTTGTTATATGCTGTATTCCAATTAGATGCGGAACTAATATATGAATCACCAATTGCTGTACCATTCCATGTACCAGATGAAATGGTTCCACTTGAAATAGTTAAACCATTTATTGTACCAGGAAAAGATGTGTTACCACTACCATCTAATAAAGTCGCTGTTCTAGCTATTGTTGAAAACACACCATTATACTGTCTAACATATATTGGTTCCGTTCCATCATCGGATGTTGCTATTTCAATCCAACCAGTATTATAACCATCCGATCCTCCTCGAACACGAACGTAGTCGTCTGAACCAACATTTGCATATAAGAAATTTTCTGCGGCACCAGAAGTAATTGTTTTAGTTACAGTTCCATCAATCGATACACCACTTAAAGTTTGTGCAGATGATGCTCTACCTAATGATATTGATGTTGTACCAACAAAGAATGATGAGTTGGTTAATTGTGAATTACCAATACCTGTAATTTGGCTAGAACCAGATACCGTTCCTGATGGTAATAACGAAACAACTTGTGCTGAACCAGACACAACCCCAGATGGTAATTGAGCAGATCCTGACCAAATTCCAGTACCAGATAATACTTGCGAAGAACCTGAAACTAATCCGGATGGTATGCTACTAATACTTAAGAAAGTAATTTGTGATGAACCCGAAACCAACGTTGGTTTGTCGGTAATTCCGTTAAAAGATATTTGTGCAGACCCCGATACAACCGATATTCCATTAAAGAATGCGCCAGAGTGTATTGTTGTTCCAGCCAATACCTGTGAAGAACCAGACACAACGCCACTTGGAAGTTGAGCAGAACCTGACCAAATTCCAGTACCAGATAAAACCTGAGAAGAACCAGATATTACACCGTCTGAGTTTAATTTATTTTTTATTGTTGTGTTAATAGAGGATGTGAAAGAATTCAACGAACCAGTACTTGTTTCAACATTATTGATTCTTGTTACTTGTGTGTTAAATTCTGTTTCTCTAATAATTCTTTGTTCTGAACCTAATTGACCAGCAATCCAATAATCATTTGTTGCGTCCCATAATAATGAACCCGAAACCTGGTTTGGCGCTGTTGTGTCTTTAACTCTTAAACCCGCAAGTGTTGCCCCCGTTCCATTTAAGTTAATTAAATTGTTATCAACATCAAGAGTTGTTGTATTAACATTTGTTGTTGTTCCTTTAACCAATAAGTTACCCTTAACAGTTAAATTAGAACCGGTTAATTCTATTGCCGTTAATAACGATGATGTAAATGTATTTAAACTACCAGTAGATATTTCTATTGCCGTTACATTTGGGCTAGATATATTACCAGTAGAAATAAATGTACCGGTTACTTCGGTATTTGAGTTGATTGATACTTTCGTACCAGTATCTGTTATATTACTGTCTCTTAAATGCTCAATACCACTACCTTTGGGTACACGATTCTGTGTTAAATATGATTCGCCGCCTAGGTTATTAAAGGTTTCGGGCCCCATTAATAAAACAGACGATGTAATTGTGCCTTGGTTTTGATGAACAAACACCCACTGATCGTTTGTTGAATCGAATAACATAGAGCCAGATACTTGTGGAGAAGATCCACTGTCAATAACCGCCAATCCACCAAATCTAATACTTGGGTTTTGTGCGTTTACTGTAATAATATTATCAGCAATATTAACAATAGAGGAGCTAATATGTTGAATCGATGAAGATCCGGCAACTATTAAATCCTGAGAGACATATAATGACCCAGTAATTGTTTGACTACCTTGAAATATATTTGATCCCGTAGTTG